CATTAGCAGACATTATTCCTCCCTAAATGAGGAAACTGCAATCGGCCATATTGATCTAGCAATATCTAGACATGCTCTAGCCACTTGCTGTATTTCCCACTGTGCACCATCATGCAGACGTAAATCAATAAACTTCATGAGATTATTCAAATTAACTGTTCCATAATACTGAGTATATAAATTCTGTGGTAGCACACCTCTTGCTTGCTCTCTGCAAACTCCTGCATGCAGAAGCTTGTTATAAATGTATAATGAGGCCTCATGGTGTTCTTTCAATATGTCGGAAGCAGTCTGGTTGTCGCCAACCATCAAAATGGTAGGATCAAACAATTCATTAACGCTGGCTTGTCGATTAGAATCACTTTGTTTTCTAAACTTTTTAGGTTCATAAAATTTAATATCCACACTAGTGTACCTTCGACTAATCTCATTATATGACCAGGTCCTGTGTCGATGATGTTGGCTTCTTATAAAGAGCGGCACTGTGAATCTAAAAGTTACTACATTGTGTTCAAATGTTGATGTGTGTTTATTCTTCGCTAGGTAATCGATTAACTTCCTGTCTCTATTATCAAGATTCTCTTTATGACTTCCAAATGAGACCCTCGCCGCGTTCACAATTGTTAGATCTGATCCCATATGTTGAACATATTCAACAGTACCAATTCCGTCACCATATAAATCAATGATTTCTGAAATTTTCATGTTATTATGGCTCACTTATTTTATGTTCTTAGTTCCGACATAGACCACACGCATATGGTATATTCATAACTATTAAATCAATAGTAACATTAATGTGTATGATGAACACATTACTACTTCAAAGTAAGTTTAACATTCACATTCACATTCAAAGTGGGTAATCGTAAATGATCTGCAAGACCATGCTTCTTAGCTTCTTTGGAATCTAAGAACCAATCTGCATGTCCTTTTTCATGAACCAGATCCAAAAAATACATGTCTTTGTGTCCACAGTTTTTAGCCATCATTTTATAAACAATCTGATTTAAACGTTCAGTTTCATCTGCAGATGCTTTTATCTCTTCAACTTTTCCGTACTCAGACGATGAAACATCATGAATCATCAATGTGGCGTGAGGATCCATGTATCTACGCCCAGATTCACCAAATGAGAAAAGAATTGCACCACAAGACATAGCCTTTCCTTCTACAATTGTGGCCACAGGTAGGTCAGAATTTTTAATCGCACCGATCATTGACATCAGCGAATAAACCTGGCCTCCATATGAATCAATTACAACAGGGATTATATCCTGACCGGTATTATGTGCAGCAGCCATTTCATTAGCAAATTTTTTGGCTGAGTCCTCATTAAATTTATTGACTCGAACAATTATAGGATTTTTTCGAAGTTCAAGTTCCTTTATAAGTGGAGATATTTTAGTCTTGTACTTCATATTAGCTACATTTACTGTAACCGCAAGAAGTGCACATCACACAGCCTTCCTGATAGCTTATCGTATCTTCTGCACTACAATTTTCACAAATTGATTTTCCAGGCACAGTGCCATTCTTAATATAGGACTTAAGAACACGAGCAATCACCTTAGAAAAAGAAAACATATCCATTTCTCTATCCTTCTGAAGCTGTTCAACAACATAGTGTAGAGGGGCTCCATGACGCAGTGCAAGTGATATCGTTCTTGTAAAGCCTGCATGATTAGGATTATCAAATACAGATACAATATCCTTTATCAGAATTTCCTCACCATTCTTCCCAATTCTTAAATCATAACGAGAATTTTTTGTCTTGTACGGATGCTTTATAATGATTCCTTTTTTATACTTCTTATGAATCTCTATGTATTTTTGCAAACCACCCATCACTTCATAGGGCCGGCCATCAAGAAGACCTACAAGAATCGTCCACGCCTCACCCTTAATTGTAGCATGCTGAATATGACACCTTAGTTCCTTGGGACGACCTGGCGCGAGATGTGTCTTAAATGTTTCATCATCTTCATTTTTTGACACTAGAACACCAGCTCTGCATCCGTCTCGATAGACAGTCACACCCTTTAGACCTTGCTTCCATCCTCTCCAGTATACACTCTTTACATCCTCAACTGACACATCATTCGGAAGATTAATAGTTTTACTGATTGCATGACACACCCACTTCTGTGCAACGGATTGAATATCTATTGCTGATTTCCAATCTATCTCATTAGCAGAACTATTTGCATAAGGGCTATCATCAACATCAAATTTTCCAGTAACATCCATCCACTTCTTAAAATTGTGATGATAAACATCAAATTCCTGCCACTTGTCCCCCAGATCATCAATAAAATCTATGCTAGCATCTGGATCGCTAGAATTGATCTTCTTCCTTCTCATGTACTTGATCATAAAGGCAGGTTCAATTCCAGAAGTTGTTTGTGTTAACGTAGAAACACTTCCACAAGGTGCTGTGGTGGTTAATGCAATATTTCTTCTTCCATGTTTTCTATGTAAATTTCGAAGTTCAGGATCAGCTTTAAAAAGTCTTTCCATGAATGGATGCCCTGACTCTTTTTTGTAGCTATAGACAGGAAAAGATCCTCGTTCTGCAGCTAATTTACATGATGATGTGTAAGATGAAATCGCTAGCTCCCGATAAAAATTTTCAGTTTCTGAGATGCTTTCAGATGATCCATAACACATTCCCAACATTGCCAAAGTATCTCCCAAGCCGGTGATACCTAATCCGGTTCTTCTACCGTCCAATGCAGCTTTTCGAATTTTTTGCCAGAGCTCAAACTCTATTCGTTTGGTGTCATGTACCTCAGGATCACTTTTAATTTTTTGAATAATTCTATCTACGCATTCAATTTCTAGATCAATCAAATCATCCATAAGACGTTGAGCCTTTTGAGCTACCTCATTAAAAAATTCATAATTGAAACTAGATTCTTCAGTAAATGGATTATCAACAAATGACGTGAGATTAAGCAATAACAGTCTACAGCTATCATATGCAGAAAGTGTTATTTCACTACACGGATTTGTGCTAATTGTGTGGAATCCATCATCCTTATAAATTTGTGCAGGTGTATAATTTAAAATATTTCCCCAAAAGAGAAGCCCCGGTTCAGCTGATTCATGTGCTGACTCAATTACTTGATCCCAGATCTCAGCTGCAGATATTTTTCTAGAAATCAGGCGTTCAGTATCAGAATCAACTGGAAATCTCAGTTCATATTCCTCATTTTTTTCAACAGCACACATGAATTCATCAGAAAGTCTGATAGAAATATTTGCACCTGTCACTTTTGTTAGATCACGTTTTATGTTGATAAATGTATCAATATCAGGATGATGTACTGATATCGTTAGCATAAGCGCGCCTCGGCGGCCGCCCTGAGCAACTTCTCGACATGAATTAGAAAAGCGTTCCATAAACACACCGATGCCATCAGTTGTTTTTGCAGCATTAGAAGTACTTAATCCCCTAGGGCGTATTGTAGATATATCAAAACCTATGCCACCCCGGCGCTTCATAATTTGAACCTGTTCTTGATCAGACTTTAAAATACCCCCATAAGAATCTGCTGGAGAGTCAATGACAAAACAGTTAGAAAGTGATTGAATTTGATGTTTATTACCAATCCCTGCCATAGGTGAGCCTTGAGGCACAATATATTTGAAATCTTTTAATAGATGATAGATCTCATCCTCAGGCATCGGATTTTCATAATTTTTCTCAATTCTTGCAAACTCACGTGCTAAACGATAATGCATTTGATCAGGACTAGTCTCAAGAAAATTTCCCTCATTATCCTGTAAAGCATATTTTGTCGCAAATACAGATGCAGCTAGTTCATCACCATTAAAATATCTTAGGCTCTCCTGAAATACATCATCAAATGTAGCCATAATCATTACCCCGATCTTTCACCAAACATTCACTTTATTTCTATAGAGAATCTATTTGAACTTTCAAGTTTAATTAATTTTCTTTTAATCTTCATCCTTACCATTTACCTCTTTCCACTTTTTTCTGAGAAGCTCTTTCATCTCGCCGTTTGTTTGCTTAACTGCCTCACATAGAGACATTGCACTTTCATCTAAGATTTCAAATGTACTTCTTGCGGTGTCAATGTGTATCGGAAAAACCAAACCATCTCGTCCTGCTCTATTTTTAGCAATAAAAAGTCTTCCTGAGCCTGATGATTTTTCTTCTGCTTTTCTAGAAAGAGAAATAACAACATCCGCCACCATCGCCTTTCCATATGCCTCTGACATGTTCTCTAGACCAACAATATCAGATTTTGCTGAGTCTCTGTTTGCTTGTGAAGCTGTCCAAATTGGAACATTCAGCTCCATAGAAAGATTTCTCAGCTCCTCATAAATTAATTTCAACTCATGACGCAAAGAATCATAAGACCTAGTTGATCTCATAATATCAGCGTAGTCAATAATGATAACTGATGGCTTGAATCCCTTTAGCATTAACTTTTCGATATGATTTCTGATAGTAATAGATGATGCGCTTCCAGTTGGATATTCCTTGATGATGAGTCTTCCCAAATTCATATCATCGTATTTTTGCAAAATACTCTCCTTGTTATCTTGAACATCATTAGAGTTAATTTCACAAAGATTCGAATCGTATCTCAGGCCCACAGAGTACTCTGTCAACTCAAATGTATAATGTATGACATTTTTACCCGCCCTCATAGCATTAGCACCCAAAGCAACGAGCCAATGACTCTTGCCTACTCCTGTATTAGCTGTTACAACACCCAATTCGCCGCGGCCGAGCCCACCACGTAAAATATCCTTGGCATCTAAACGAGAAAGTCCTGTTGGACAGACCTGTCTATTGATCTTTACAAATCTCGCTTCGGCATCCTCAAAAAAATCATGTCCCACACTTGAAGGTAAGCCAACAGAAATAGCATTCTTCATGAGAGTTATGACACTCTCAAACTTTTCCGTTTGAATGAGATCAACAGCCGCCTCCAGCGCATTCTTGAAGGCCTGTTTTCTACAAAAATCAAGTGTCTTGTCCTTCACAAACGCCAAATCGCCCAAATCAGTGCTAGTTTTAATCCTATGTAAAAAGTGCACAATTTGATCTCTAAGAATAGCGTCATCACGTTGTGATAGATCATCCCTCACAATTGTCACTAGGAGACCTAATGTAGGAAAGCACTTATACTTTTTGAAATATGCAAAAAACTTATCAGCAAGATATTCCAAATATCTCACATCAAAAAAAGTAGGATCCATTACCTCTACCATCTGTGCAGACCATGTCTTATCAGACAATAAACTCTGGAATATCTTTTCTTGAAATGACTTTCCGTACTGACCAAAGCATGAGGTTGTTGTATTTTCTATCATTTATTTTTCCATGTGCATGCCTGTATTGAGGCAAAAAAGGAGTCAACATCAAAATTCTGAATGTGCTCCCTTAAGAACATTCTTATTAGGGATATTTTATCATTTTGAGGGCTTGAATTTTCTATAGAAAAATTAATTTTCTGTATTTGATCAGCTGATAATCCAATCATGTCTAAATACATTAATTTCCAGTTTCTTCTAGCAATGTGTGCATTTTCAATCATACTAGAGTATAATTTGAGATCCCGTTCTTCTCGTGCATATGTTGCACTCATTATTAGATCATCAACAGATATAAATTTGTTTTCTGAAAGGTCTGGAAATCTCTTAGACATCGATGTAAATCCCGCCCGAGAAACACCTCCGATGCCATCAGAAGAATCGCCCACGAAGGCCCTAACTGTACAAAAATTTACAGCTGATACTCCAAATTTTTGAATCAAAGTTTTTGGTGTAATATATCTTTTTTGACCGGGTGACCACTGTATTACACGCTTGGATAAAAGCTGATAGAGATCCTTGTCAGAAGAAATAATCACATATCTATCATTTGGAAACTTGTATTTAGTCAGATAGCCTATAACATCATCAGCTTCACAATCAGGAACATACAATTGTGTGACTGCTGTATATTTTAGAGCCTCAATGGCTAAGACAATCTGATTATCTCTATTTTGTGTGGTGTCCGGAATCTCATTTAAATAGTATCGGTTTAATTTCTGTGGCCTTCGATTCTGTTTATAATCCTTATAAATTGCTCGTCGACGAGGAGAGCCTCCGCCTTCCCATGCAACGATTACTTGCTTTGGATGTGTTCTATCACACATGCGAGAGAGAGATTTAAGAAAACCAATAAATCCCCCAATGTGGTCGCCCGACTCATTCATGCTTGGGTTGGCAATAAAATGACGCATGAATAAGTTTAAACCGTCCACAACTAAAATAGGACGATTGATCACTTATTCCTCCGGAGAAATGTCAGACTCTAAATCTAGCGCAATTGCACGGACTTCCTCATACGATTCAGTATCGATATTAATATCTTCCGGATTAGACATCTTTCTGACCATCGCTTTTTCTAACAATGCGTCAATGTATGATGTGTAATTAGGATCATTCAAGACACTATCGAAATCAGATTTGTGAAATTTTTTCTCAACAACAATCTCACCAGTTTTGATATCTGATACAGTGAGAGACTTCCACGCTCCAGTTCCTGAAACTGTCACTTCATTTCCATCAATAGACTCTCTACCGTGTTTTCGTAAAACATCAAATATCTGTTCATGTTCCTTAATTCCCCGACCGAAGTGAATTTCAAATTTACAGTCCCTAAATGGTGCTGCCACTTTATTCTTAATAGTTTTAGCAGAAACATGAATACCAATAACATTCTTATTTTTATCCTGGATCTGCTGCCCAGCGCCTAATTTAATTCTTACAGACGAGTGAAATGGAATTGCCTTTCCACCTGGCGTTGTGGTAGGATCTCCATACATGACACCAATCTTTGTTCTAATCTGATTTAGAATCAAA